TTAGGAATTGACATTAACAAGACCACGAAAGAAGCGATCCAAGAACTGAGAGTAAAACTAGGACTTAAACAAAAAGGGTTGAAATAAATGGTTACTCTTAAATTAGCAACTGGAGCAAGACAAGACCTGCAAATCGCAGCAATGGCTTTAACTAATGAAGGCGTACTTAATGAGATAAGCGATGTTTTATATTTCTTCGAGAAACCGTGGAAGTACCAATCAGAATTAGAAGATTTAAAATTTGAGGTTGAAGTATGATCCAAGACGAACTACACAACAGACTGCTAGACATGGGATTTAAAGTCCAAGCAGCACCAGATGAAGCAACAATTTATACTAACTCGGAAGGAACAGTTGTGACAGTACACGAACCAGAACAGGAAGAGATTAAAGTAGCAATTAGCAAATCAAACACTCATCCTGTGACTGGAGATGTAACTCCAGAGCAAGCAGCTGAAGACTTAAGCAAAATACTGATAGCGAGAGATACACAATGAAGGCTCCTGCAGAAATCGAACGAATCATGACCGCACCGATGAAAGAGGTTGAGAAGGAACTCGGCATCAAGATACGAAACGGTCAAGCGATGCAAGGAGTCAGGAAAGCATTGAGCTGGGTGCAAAATGCCTGAAGAAACATTCGATGAATGGATAGAGCGAGAAACTAAAGAAATTGAAAAGATAGGAGATGAACTGAATGAAGATACTTAATGTTAAAAGGGAATACAAGACGACAGCGATGGCTGAGTCTGAGAGTGTGGTCGGAGCATTTTATATGCTTAATTTTGAAAGGGGACAATTTAGTTGTACTTGTCCTAGCCATAGCAAAGCAGGAAAGGAATGCAAACACATCATCGCATTTAAAGAAGAACTGGAATACATCAAAAGTCAAAGAGAGGAAAACCAATGAAAGAAATAATTAGTTATGAGCAATTAAAAGATTCAATAAATAAATTATTAGAAGAAGGAGCAACTCCAGATTGTTTTATTATTGGAAAACCTAAAGAAGATACAATAATTATAGCAGGAAAAGAATTTATTGTTGTGGAAGGAGAATCAATGGGCAGTGTAGATGGAATGAAAATATATGTTGATAGAAAATGTCCACCCGGAACAGCGTACTTAATTGATTCAAAGAACATTATTGAAATAGCAGTAACTGAAAAAGAAGAAATCCAAATAACTAATGATGGAATAGATTTGATGGAGAAGCTCGGTGGAAGCTTCGTGCGATCACTGGCTGAAGCATGGTATCATGCGGACGGAGTAAACAAGAATAGACTTGAACATAACTTTCCTTATTTTGAGGAATATGAACTGCAGGCTCAAAGAGCAAAAAAGCGAGATGAAAAAGAATGATAACAATAGGCCAATTAAAGGAAATGAGCGATGGGAAAAGATTCGCAACAGGAGTAGGAACTTATCCTGAATTACACGAAAAAGAAGTACGATGGGTTGCTGTCAGAGGCGATGGCTATCACGATTGGTGCATTTATTATCATCACTCATACAAAGATGAAGACACAGTAGCTCGAGAAGGCGACAAAGTATTCACTGAAGAAATTATTAAACGATTAGTGCCTTGCGATGATGAAGCATACGCAATGTACAGGAGATAAGAATGAGATATACAAACAAACGAGACTTCCCGGACTTTGTAGTGGAATGGCTGAAGCATGACGAATACGACTACGATGAGAACACAATCAGCGCAACTACTTTAATGCAACCACCAAGAGCATATGCTTTAAAGAAGCAGAATTGGGACCGATTAGAAATCGACATTGAGGATTTAATAGCGAGCAGGTATGGAACAGCGATTCACGACAGTGTGGAAAAGGTGGGCCTTACTGGATGCAAACAGGAAGAACGATTGCGCAAAGCAGTGAAGAACAAGATCGTAACTGGCAAGTTTGATATTTTAAAAGAAATCAGCGACAAGCGATGGCAACTTATCGATGTTAAGAGCACTAGTGTGTGGAGTTTTATCTACGGATCCAAAGACGAGGAATACCGGAAACAGCTCAGTATTTATCGGTGGTTGGCGATCCAAAACCATTATGATGTAATCCAAAAAGGAAAAGTGTGGATGATTTTCACAGACTGGAGTTCAGCGAAAGCAAAACAAGATCCTAAATACCCTCAAACAAGAATAGAAATCAAGGAAATAGAACTATGGACTGATGACAAGACTCTGAAGTACATAGGGGACCGAATAGGACTACTTGAGGGAGCACTTAAACAAGAACAAGGCCAAATGCCGAGATGCACAGATGAAGAATTGTGGGCTTCTGAGGACTCATGGGCTATTATGAAAAAAGGAGCTAAGAGAGCATTTAAAGTGCATAAGTCTGAGGCTGAAGCGAAGGCGCAACTTGAAGGTACGAATGGAAACTCGATGTCTAAGGATTACGAGATAGTGTTGAGAAAGGGCAAAGTCGCAAGGTGTAAATACTGCGCAGCAAGGAAGTTCTGCAATCAGTACACAGAACTAGTAGACTCAGGACGGAGCGAAGACCATGACAACTAAAAAATTAAAGTTAATACCTGTTTTTTTTGATGAAAAAGCTGTTGAGTTTGTTAAGAACAGGAATGCGTTTGCTAAGTTATATAAGAAAACAACAGGAAAGACAATGAGGGTGTTGTTTGGAAGGAAAGAGGAATGACCAATGAAAGGTACTAATCGAAACTTTTATAAAGTTTCACTATTACACATTAGTACTAAAGGGTGTAAGCCCAAAAATAAAACAAAAATGGAGTTGATACGAAATGACAACAAAAAAAGGAATTCTAAAGTACATCGCAAATAGCGGTGCGAAAGGCTGTAAATTTGAAGACGATCCAAACACATGGTTCAATCCTTCAAATGAAGCTGCAAAACAACAAATCAAAGATAATTATAAGGGCGAGCTTGTAGAGATTACTCTTGTCGAAGGGAAAAAGACTATGTTCTCTAGCATGATTTTGTGCGAAGAGAAAGAGGAAGAGCAACCAGTGGTTACTGAAGAAATGATGGGAGAAGATAAATTGTCTGAAGAAGCATTAAAAAGTATTTCTAAACAAATAAATTCTGAAGAAGAAAAGGTTCCTCAGACTCTTCCAAATATACCTTTTTATACTGGAACTCACAGCGACCGAGCATCAAAAGAATATACTGAATTCGCATTCGCAAAGATGAATGAGACTAAGGTCAAGATAGATAAGAAAGGAACTCTGAACTATGCGAGCTGGGCTGAAGTCTGGCGAGAGCTGAAGAAAATCCATCCAACAAGCAATTATAGAATATATGAGAATAGGGCAGGGATGCCTTTTTTTAATGATGAGACATTAGGCGCATTTGTGAAAGTATCTGTGACCGTAATGGGATTAACTCACACAGTGCATCTGCCAGTGATGAACAATACTAACAAGGCAGCAAAAGGAGTGCAGCTCGATGTAGTGCTTATTAACAAGAACATTCAGCGAGCATTCGCAAAAGCGATCGCAATGCATGGGATAGGTTTATATGTCTACAATGGCGAAGACTTACCAGAGGATAACTAAATGGGAGTTCCACATCTAGAAGCATTAAGGGATTATTTGAAGAATAATCCAACGCGGAAATTCACAAAGACTAATCTGCGAGATGCTCTTAAACAGAATTACAATACTATCAACCAAAACATGACCTATCTGATAGAGACTGAGAAGGTTGTGGTAGAGATAAAAGAGGAAGGTAAAACTACTCTTTTTCAATGGCATTCATAGATACCACCACACACCTCACCACCCTAGGACTCCGATTAAATATTGGCTGTAGGAAATACTGCAGGCAGGGTTGCTCACTGTGTCCGCAAAGAGCTTTCCACTCAAAAAGACTCACCTCTTTTTTCCTGTTGTTGAAGACTCAGGGCATCAAAAGTCTTCTTTTTTTTGAGGATACGAAATGAGTGAATACATAAAGAAAAAAGCGAATGACCATGAAGTAATTCATGAGTTTAGTGGTAAACAACATTTTTTTAATGTCAAGAGCAAAAGCGGTAACGAGCATAGTGTAAGTCTACAATTAGGGTGTGACTGTGAGTACATGAGCATTCAAGGAGTAACGCAGGGAAGAATCTGCAGTCATATAATAGCAGTTTTAGAAACTGTATGTGAGCAAGGAAATGTTACTGTTTCTGTGGGAGCAAAACAGATGATTCAATTAAGAAGGAATGCATGTAGCAAATTAGTCAAGATAAGCAATCGTAAACTTAATGAAGTAAGAATCTCAGAAGGAGAATCCAAATCTCACCAAAACAAGAAAATAGAACTCTGTAAAAGGATCCTCGCAGAAGGAAAGCATTTCATGACTGAAGCCATATTTATTACAGGTGGAAGAGCAGACATTTTAATTCTAGATGATTTTAAAGTAATTGAGATAGTACACTCTGAATCAAACAAAAGCATAATAGCAAAGGCTGAATCTTATCCTGATGGAATAATTATTGAGGTGGTACGATGTTAATTAAAGGAAAGATTATAGAGCCAAGAATGATCATGGCATGTCCTATGTGTGGGGTTTTTGTGAAGGCAACAATGAATCGATGCCCGAACGAGAGTTGCAAGTTTGATGTGCAGGAATACTTGTGCAGTGAAAAAGAAACTCATGAGATAATTATGGGTGTGAAAAGGGTAGATACGAATGGAAAAGAATGAATTATTAGGGTGTATACAGCAAGGATATGACTACGCAAAGAAAGCTATCGTAATGTGGAACGATTACAGGATGCAACAAATACGACTAGAATCGGCAAATCTTAGGAAGCTCGAAATGAGTAGGCAAATCTTCGAAGAGGACCAACTGAATAAGAGGATCCAAAGTGGTAACTGAAACGAGCAAGGAATCATACCAAAGACTTGAAGATGAAGCGGTTCTAGGACCATGTCAAAAACAAGTGTATGATTACATAAAGAATAATCCTGAATGTAGCTTAAAAGATATTTCTGAAGGAACAGGCTTATTGCAAGAGAATGTATGCGGAAGAAAGAAGTATTTAGAAGAGCAAGGTCTCATAACAAAAGCAGGAATGAAATTTAATGCGATTACACAAAGAAGAGTTGAAGTGTGGGTTATTAATGACGGTAGGAACACCGAGCAAGAAGAAGAACTGGGTTGCCTGACTACAAAAGTACTCGCCAAAATCAAGGTGTCTGTGAAGAAAGCTAATGCTTTTCAAAAAAACATTATTAAGGGATGGTGTGAGAATTGATAGCAGCAAATCTGCTAGGAACTATTAAGCGAAGATGTCCTGACTGCAAGATGCACAAAGAGTGTGTCGTTTTTACTTACAAAGGCAAGATGGGAATGTTTTGCGATAAATGTATGATTAAGAATTTTGGAATAGGACTTATAACAAGCAAGAAGAAAATCAGAGTTAATACTGAATGGTGTACGGTGTGTGAATCTTTAAGCATGATGTGTGTGGACACTCAAGTAACTGATACATCAGTAAATAAGAAATTCAAGTGCAAACATTGTGGGAAAAGAGTAACTCGAAAGATTGTGAAGTGGAAAAGATGAGTGGTGTTTTTTATGTTTTTAGATGCAAGTACTGTGGGCAATGGGGAGTGAAAGAGATCCGAACAAATATCCTCAAAGGAATTTTTAAGTGTGTTTATTGCAGAAAATCTGTAACAATCAAGAGCAAAATAACAATCGGACTTAACTTGGACAGCAAAGGACCTTGGGATAATCCTCATGATGCTACTAAGATATGTCAAGCATTAAATGGCTTGCGCAATGGAGAAAAAAATGAAACCCTCTACCCACTAAAGTAGGTAGTTTCCAAAAACAAAAGAAAAATGGTAAAAACAAAAAATACGGTTAGCATACACAAACCACTTAACTTAAACTGTTCCCTTT